AAAAAAGATATTTGAACAAGCAAAGGAAGCAATAGAGAAATATAAACTATTCTTCATCGAGGATGTGGTGGCATGGCTGCCCATTGCAAGGTCAACATTTTGGGAATATTATCCTGACAAGTCGGATGAAATGGACACATTAAAAGAGTTACTTGAAAAAAACAAGGTTGAAATAAAGTCCGCACTTCGTTCAAAATGGTTTAAGGGTAACAACCCATTAACCCAGATGGCACTTTATAAGTTGATTGGCACGGAGGAGGAATATCACCGCATTGCATCCACAAAGACCGAGAATAAAAATATCAATATTGAGAAACCTATCTTTAAAGGCATCGAGTTAGATGTTGAAGAAAACAACAGCGCAGGCTAAGATAGCTAAACTACGGAAACGGATAAGGATAGTAAGGGGAGGAACGAGTGCATCAAAAACATTTAGTATCATTCCTTTCCTGATTGATTATGCAATAAAGAATCCGAGATGTGAAATATCTGTAGTTGCCGAAACTATACCTCACCTTCGCAGGGGTGCTCTTCGTGATTTCCTTAAAATCATGGAAATGACAGGTATGTTTCAAGATAACCAATATAACAAGTCAAGTCTGACCTATACATTTAATAATGGCAGTTTTATTGAGTTTTTTAGTGCTGACAATCCTGCAAAGTTGCGAGGTGCGAGAAGGGATGTTCTATTCATTAACGAGTGCAATAATGTTGAGTTTGAAAGCTACTATCAACTGGCAATCCGTACACGGAAGTTTATATATCTTGATTACAACCCTGTTTCAGAGTTTTGGGTTGATACTGAATTGCAATCAGACCCTGATGCTGAAATGATTACTTTGACTTACAAGGATAATGAGGCACTTGATGCTTCGATAGTTAAAGAGATTGAAAAGGCAGAAGCCAAAGCAGCCACATCAACTTATTGGGCAAACTGGTGGAAGGTTTATGGTTTGGGTGAAATAGGCAGTCTGCAAGGTGTTGTTATTGATAATTGGAAACAAATTGATGCAATACCAACAGATGCAAAGTTGGTTAGTTATGGTATGGACTTTGGATTTACAAACGACCCCACAACATTAGTTGCAGTCTACAAACAGGATGGCAAGATATGGATTGATGAATTATTATACCGAACAAATATGACTAACAATGATATAGGAAACTTTCTTAAATCAATAAACATTGAACGCAAGGAGTTGATATGTGATAGTGCAGAACCGAAGTCAATTGAGGAGTTAAGAAGGCAAGGCTTTAATGTTCATCCTGCAGAGAAAGGTAAAGATAGTATTAAGATAGGAATTGACATAATAAAAAGGCATGACATATATATTACTAAGCAAAGCACTAATTTAATAAAGGAATTAAGAGGATATGTTTGGGAGAAAGATAGAGATGGCAAATATACAGGCAAACCTATTGATACTTATAACCATGCTATTGATGCAATACGATATGTAGCATTAAATAAGTTAAATAACCGCCCATCTGGCAAATATGCTACAATGGCAATTTGATAATATATATATATTTATAAGAGATGATAAAGAGTATAGACGAACTTACAATAAAACAATATTTAAAACTAAAGGCTATTGCAGAGGCGGAAATTGACGAAATGCAAATGTTAGTAAAGATGTATTCTGAATTATCTGGATTAGATGTTGAAGATGTGAGAAAGTTAAGCTATGAGGAATTAAATAAGATAAATGACATTAAACATTTAGAAAACAATAATAAAATAAAATTAAAGTTTAAAATTGGCAATAAGAGGTTTAAAATAATTTGGCAGGAACAGGAATTATCAACAGAGCAATATATTGATGTTACACATTTTTGTTCACAGAATAATTTAGAAGACAACTTGCATAATATTATAGCATCATTGGCAGTTGAAGTTAATTGGGTTGGTAAGACTAAAGGTTATGATGGGAGTAAGCATAAAGAAGTTGCACAATTATTTTATAATAATGTAAAAATAAAAGATGTATATCCTTTAGTTGTTTTTTTTTGCGAGTACTATCAGGAATTAACCAGAGGTATGTTAACTTATTTTCAGGAACATCCACAGGCAATACAGGATTTTATGATAAGTGGGGATGGATTGCAACAATAAACAATATAGCAGGTAACGATAGAACTAAATGGGATTATTTTTTTAAAATGAATGTAATAGAATTTTTAAACACAGTATCATTTTATAAGGATTATAACGAATATATAGAGCAAGAAAATAGAAGAAATTATGAGTCCTGAAAGTATTGGTAAGAGATATGGCGAAAGCATAGACAGTTATGCTAAGGCAAGCAGTAATACAGTAGAGCAGATACTGATAGATTATGCCAATGAGAGTGTAACGCTAATGCAGAAGTTGATAAGGCGTAAGGTCAGAACTAAGGGTGCATCCACATTGGCTCAGTCAATTATGCCAATGCCTGCAAAGGTGTCGGATAGAAGTATTGATGTTGAAATAATTAGTGAAGTTGATTATTGGCAGTATAGGGATTTAGGGGTAAAGGGTGTCAATAATAAGGGTAAAGCACCACAGAGTCCTTTTAGTTTTAGAACTATTGGGGCTGGCAAGAAAATGATAAACAGTTTTAAGTCTTACATAGCTAATACAGGAAGTAAGAGTATATCTGGTGCTAAGTTAATACGCAAAAACAAAAGAGTACAGAAAAGTTTAATAGAACGTGAGGCAACTAAAATGGCAGTATATACTAAGATAGGTGGTATTGCACCATTAAACTTTTCAAATGAAGCTATAAATAGCAAACGAGTAAATAAATTAACATCAGATATTGCAGATGCAATAGGTTCAACAATAGAAATTAATATATTAAAAAAATGGCAATAGCTTTAATATCAGTTCCAGAAACTTTAAGTCCAGCATTTAACCAACAAATTTATAATGTTAGCAGCACAAATGCAGGGCAACCTAATTTTAATTTTTTAGCAGATATTTATGTGAGTAATACATTAGTATCAAGATTGGTTTATCCTAAGCAACCAAATGTAAATACATTAAAATTTGATGCAATGCCTGTTTTAAAGAATTATGTTAGTTATGATTTAGAAAATGTATTGCAAACAACATCAATGATAGCCAATACTAATAGCGAGAAGGATTATTTTATTCAGTTTGGCGAAATATATGATGTAAGCGGAGTGAGTACAATTGCAAGCTCTTTATTAAGAAGTCCATCAGGAAGTAACGTGAGAAAGATATTCAATTGGATATTTGATTTTGAAGAGGCAGTTACACCGATAGATGTTGCAGATTATGATATTACTGCAACTGATAAAGTTTTATATGTAACACCAAATTTACACGCTGTAAAAGTACCTAAATACACGATAAAGCCTAATCAGAAATTGTTTACATCATTGTTAGATATAACAGATAGTGCAGTACAAGAGATAAGTGTAACATCTGGGTTATTGGCTGCGGATTTATCAGTCGCAGGTGTAACAGGTAAGATGCATTATAACGCATCTATTGGTTGGGATTTGTTGGATTTATTATTTACACAGAATGAAAGAACACAAATAATTAATAATGGATATTACCTAATAACATTTAATCCAAGTTCACTTGCAAGTATATATGTAAGCATTGATAATTGCGCTGATAAGTATGAAGTTATTAGATTACATTGGTTAAATAATATTGGTGGGTGGGAGTCTTTTAATTTCACAAAGAATAGCAATGCAAGAACAGAAATCAATAGAACATCTTTTAAGAAAATACAATCATTAGGTTATAATATGTATGATAGGTTAAAGACTACATTCAATACAAGATTAACAGATAAGGTAGTAATTAATTCAGATTGGTTAAATGATGAAATGTTAATATACATGGAAACATTGGCTGTTAGTCCAGTTGTGTTTTGGGAGAAACAGAATGGTAATATTATATCAGTTAATGTTACCAATAGCCAATATGATACGCAGAAGTATTTAAACGGAAGGCAACTATATAATGTATCATTTGAAATTGAGCCAACTTATAATAGATATAGACAATCACTATAATGCAGTTAACAGAATTAAAAATATACGCTAATAATCTATACTTAAATGTTGACTTGTACGATAACGAGCCAATACAGTTAGAGAAATCTATCTCTGAAATATCAGAGCCTGAAACAAGGAAGAGTGAATTTACAAGAACAATAAAAATACCTGGAACGCACAATAACAATAATATATTTAGCAATATATTTGATATTGCCAGAAGTGTTATAAATAATACAGCAACTAATTTTAATTTAGACTTCAATCCTAATTTAAAAGCAGATTGCATATTGTTGTATGATGGGCAACCTATAATGAGGGGTTATTTGCAGTTAACAAATATTATAATAAATGATTATGAGAAGGTAGATTATGAAGTAGTAATTATAGGCAGAAATTCAAACATATTTCAAGATATGGGAGATAACAAGTTGCCAAGCCTTGATTTGTCAGAATTTGACCATATATGGAATGAAACGAATGTTATAAATTCATGGACTGCTCCTATTGGCAGTGGATATGTATATCCTATTATTGAACGTGGATTTGACCCTGCAGAACAGACTTATTATGTAGACCAGACATATCCTGCAGTATATGTTAAGAGTATTGTTGATGCAATATTTAAAAAATATGGATATTCATATCAAAGCAACTTTTTTAACACTACAAGGTTTAAGAGTTTAATAATGCCGTTCAATGGTGGTGCATTTAGGCTATCAACTGCTGATGTAGATAATAGATTATTTGAACTTACATTTAATGCAGATACAAATTACTTAACAGATATAGGTCAGAATTTAATAGCATTTAATACTATAAGTAAAAACAGCAGTCCATCTGGAGTTTCGGCAAGCAAGTTCACGATACCAACTGGTTATAATGGTAGATATATTTTTAGAACAGAGTTAAAGTGCAGAGCAAGATATACAGGTGTGCCAACATTGACTAATTCAGGTTTTATTTTTGCAGTTTTAATTAGGTCAACATCAGGATTAAGATTAGGTAATATTGATACTGCTATACAATGGAATAATGTTAGCACTAACAACACTATTGACTTTAATGTAACATTGCAGAGTATTGAGAGGTATCTTGAAGCAGGGGAACAATTATATGTGGAGTGGTGGTTATTGCCTGCATTTGGCAATGCAATAAATTCAAGCAATTTTGAGGTTAAATTTTTAAAGGATTCGGCATTTTTTAACAGCTATCCATCAGGTCAATTTATGGAAGGCAATATGATAAACATTGCACAAGCCTTACCGCAAGACATGAAGGAGTCTGAGTTTATGAAAGGTTTAATTAAAATGTTTAATCTTATGATTGAACCTGATATTGTAAGTAATAAGAAACTAATAATTGAGCCTGCAATAGATTTTTACAGAAACACACCAATAAATTGGACAGACAAATTAGATATTAGCAATGATATTGAATTAATGCCAATGGGTGCATTAAATTTTAAAGAATTACAATTTAATTGGTTAAAGGATGATGATGAATTTAACAAGAAATATAATGATATGTATTTTTATGTTTATGGTTCAAAACAAATTAAGATAAATAATGACTTTTTAACCGAAGTAAAAAATATAGAATTGCCATTTGCTCCCAGTCCATTAGCAGATACATCAACAAATGATAGGGTATTGACTAAGATAAGATATTTTAATGATGATAATACGTTGCAGAATAAAACAAGCAAGCCGAGAATATTATATTATGGTGGTTTAGTAACAACTGGATTAGGTTCTTTTTATTTTGGTTCAAGAATTAATAATTCTATGGTAGCAAGAACAACCTATCCGTATGCAGGGCATTTAGATAATACTAAGAATCCAACATTTGATTTAAATTTTGACACATCCAGAACTATATTTTATGGTTCAGGCTTTAATCCAACAATAACTAATGGCAATTTATACAATATATATTGGAAGAATTACATAAATCAGATTACAGATAAGGATAGTAAAATAATGAAGTGCAAGATGAAGTTAACTAATAATGACATCTCACAATTATCATTTAGAGATAGTTATCTGATTGATAGGCAATATTATATTTTATATAAAATTACAAAAAATATAAATGAAGATGGGTTGGCAAGTTGCGAATTTTTAAAGTTAAAGACTCAACCTGCATTTGTATTAACAACAGGCAAAGCTAATGGTGGCGTTGGTACTGTATCTGATATAGAATTACCACAACTTGAATATTTTAACAGCATTGAGTTTAGAGATAATGAAATGAATTATACTATGCCTGTTAACTTATATACTGATGTTGTTTATTTATTGCCAATTTCTCAAACAATAATTGCAGATAATAATGTGTATTTGCCAGACCCAATAATTAGTTATGATTTTATTTTAGATAAGTCAATTGAAATTATCATATACAATAATCATACAGGCAATATAGATGTTATTGATGATTTTAATGGCGAAACATTTAATGTTAATACAAAGAAAGCACATCACTATTATACTGACGGGACAAAATGGTATCAAATATAATAACAACATCAATAGAGCTAAACAATAGTTTAGAATGGTTGCGAACCTTACCGCATATATGCAGGGTAAAGAATAGCAATAAAGATATTAAAAGATATTTAATAAATATACAAAGAGATTACAAATGGCAGAAAAAGAAGTAATAGTTAATCTTCGGGCAAAAACTAAAAACAGCGTTGAAGATGTTCAGAAGCTAAAAACAGAAATTGATAATACAGGAGAATCAATTGATAACTTAGCGGACAAGTCAACGAAAGCTAAAACTAAAACTAAAGGGCTATCAGATACAATTGATGCAATGCCTCAACCTGTACGCAGATTGAAGGATGGATTTGATGAACTTGCCAATGGATTTAAAGCTATCATTGCATCACCAATTGGTTTAATATTAACTGGAGTTGCTGCTGCAATAGGTGTATTAATTGCGGCATTTAGAACTTTTAGTCCGTTAGTTGATGCAGTAGAAGATAGTTTTAGTGGATTAAGTGCTGCATTTTCTCAAGGCTTAAAGAATGTAAGAAATTTTTTAACAGGGAATTCAGAATTAAACAAGTCGCTAAGCCAAAGCTATGAACTTGGCAAGCTGGCATCGCAATCTATGAGAGAGTATGAAGATGCTATTGATGGAGTTAATTTAAAGAGTGCATTATTTGAGAAGAGTATAAATATAATTTTAAGGCAAGCAAAAAATGAAAATCTATCCTATGCTGAAAGGAATAAATTATTAGAAAAGTCCTTGACCTTACAAAACCAACAGATAAAGGTAGAAGAAGAGCAGGCACAAAAACGAAGCAAGGCATTAATTTTAGCTGCAATGGCAGCAGGTGCAACGGCTAAACAGATTGCACAAATACAGAAAGGCACATCATTACAAGATATTATAGGTTTAGATGATGAGAAAACAGAGGCTGCATTAAAGGCATATCAACAATACTTATCAGAACGTGTAAGTATGGAGCAAGGTTATGAGGCAAGACGAGAGAGGATAACTAACTTAATTGATGCAAATGAGAATAATAGAATTGAGAACAATAAGAAGAGGTTAAAAGATGAAAAAGAGGCAGCAAAAAAAAGAGAAGAATTAGAGGAAAAGCGACTTAAAGATAAACAAGCAGCTATACAGGAAGAAAAAGATAGTTTACAGAGCCTTATTGATTGGCAAGCAGAGCAAGATAAAAATGATACTGATGCTAAGAATTCTATTGCAAGTGATTCGATAAAAAGAACTCTTGCTCACAATGATAAAACTCGCAGGTCAGAAGTAGAAACGCAAGAGGCAATAATGAATGCGAGGATAAAGACAATGCAATTAACTGGAGATATATTTGGTGCGTTGTCCTCGTTGGCAGGAGAGAACGAACAGGCATCTAAGAGTTTTGCATTAATGCAAATAGCAGCAGATACGGCAATGGCTATAACATCTGCATTGGCATCAAGCATGAGTCCTAAGTCAGTAGATAATCAGTTGACAGGCGGTATATCTGGTGTAGTAAAGTTTCTTACAATAAGTGGGATTATTCTGACAAATGCTGCAAGGGCAAGAAATATTTTAACATCAAAATCGTTTTCAGGCATATCAAGTGGGGCAGGAATTACGATGGGCGCACCTACAGTAACTAATGCACCTGCAATAGTTAGACCAACTTCAAGCATGGTTAATTTAGATGGACAAAGTGTAAATGCTATGCAAAAACAAAGAGTATATGTTTTAGAAAGCGACATAACTAATACGCAAAATAAAGTTCAAAACATACAGCAAAAAGCAATTATTAAATAAAATTATATTTTAAAAAGATGGAAAATAAAAAGTTACCATTATATAGATGGGTAGTTAGTGCGGATGATGATGCGGAAGTAAATGCAGTTGCGTTGGTAGACCAGCCTGCTATTGAGATTAATTGGCAAGCGTTTAATAATCATTTTATAGTTGAGCCAATTGCAGGAGAAAGTGAAAGTGATTTTATTTCAAGATGTATTAAGATAGAAGTTGGCAATGGGTATGAGCAAGACCAAGCAGCAGCAATGTGTTATGCTAAATGGGAAAATAAAAAATTTGCAGAATCGTATTCAGATTACCCAGAGGCAGCAAAAGAAAACGCAAAGATAGCATTAAGGTATGCAGAAGAGAATGGATGGGGAGATTGCGGAACACCAGTTGGTAAGATACGAGCAAACCAATTAGCAAATGGAGAACCAATTAGCAGAGATACTATTGCAAGGATGGCAGCATTTGAAAGACATAGGCAGAACTCAAAAAAAGAATTAGGGGATGGATGCGGAAGATTAATGTGGTTAGCATGGGGTGGGGATGAAGGCATTGCATGGGCGCAACGTAAACTTGAGCAGATAGATAGAAAACAATTTAAGTTTGCAGCAGATACAGAGAAAAGAATTATATCAGGAGCATTAATGGTTGCTGAATTGCCTATATATAGAAGAGATGAAAGCGGAGAGTATTACGGAATATTTAAAGCAGAAGATATATATAATTTGAGAAATAAATTTCATAAAAAGAATTATACAAGTAAGGTAAATATGATGCATAATTCAGATGAATTTGTTGATGGTGTATATATGATAGAAAGTTTTTTAATTGATAGCAAAAGAGGTATACATTCTCCATTAGGATTCAATCTTACAGATGGCAGTTGGTTTGGCTCTTACAAAGTAGATAATGAAGATATATGGAATGATTTTATCAAAACAGGAGAGTTTAGAGGATTTAGTGTTGAAGGCGTTTTTAAGCAGGTAAAAATTGATGCTAAACCAAAGACAGTTATAGAAGAGATAATTGATATTGTAAAACAAATAGATGATTAAAAAAGCAACAAAAACAAACTAATATATATATAAATAAGATGACACGTACAGAAGCATTTGAAAAAATCAAAGCCTTGCTTTTCAAAGATGAAAAGAAATTTGAACAGGCTAAATTAGAAGATGGCAACATCATTCAATGGGAAGGCGAACTTGCAGAAGGGGTAGCCTTATTTGTAGTAGGAGAAGATGGTAATCTTACACCTGCACCAGATGGCACTCACACAACAGATGAAGGAATGAAAGTAACTACTGTTGGCGGTTTGGTAACTATGATTGAGAAAGAAATTGAGGATAAGAAATCAGAACCTGAGATGGCAAGCGAATTTGAAAAAGCATTTGCAGCACACGTTGAGGTTTTTAGTGGTGTGGTAAAAAGGGTAGAAGATATTGAAGTTAAGTTAAAAGAAATTACTGATATAATAAGTAAGTCAACATCTGATACTGAAAGCAAATTTAATTCAATTGTAAAATTAGTTGAAGAGATTGCAGAACAACCATTAGCCGAGAATGACAAACCTGCTAACAAGAACTTTAAAAAAGTAGAAGTTAAGAGGTCGGCAGCAGATTTAATAAACGATTATTTAAACAAAAAATAAAAAAAAGAAACTATGGCATTTAATGTAACAGGGCTTACAAACTACACTAAGCCTAATGAAAAAACCTTACTTGTTAAGGCATTTGTAGAACCAAAAACTGCATCGCTATTATCTAAGATGACAGGTGTAAAGAGTGCAGAGCAAGTACCTAATTTAACTGATGTTGCGTTTTGGCAAGCAGGTGGAAGTTGCGGATTAATAAACGCATCTGGAGATACCACTATAAGCGCAAGAACATTAACAGTTGGTAGGGTAAAAATTGAAAAACAATGGTGTATAGCCGACCTTGAGGCTAAATATACTCAGTTGTTATTATCACCTGGAAGTAATTATACAGATTTACCTGGCGGAATTGACCAAGCAGTTGTAGAATCTATTTTAGGTGGAATTGGCGAGCAAGCAGAACAAGCAATATGGCAAGGTGATACTACTGTATGGCAGGACTATTTAAACAAATTTGATGGTTTAATTAAAATAATAGCTGCTGCAAGTGGTGTTATACAAGCGAATGCTACTCCGTTTATTTCAGCTCCTGTAACTGCAATAACTACATCAAATGTAATTAGTGTATTCCAAGCAGTAGCATTAGCAATTCCAACTGCATTGTTAAACAAAGGTGATTTAAAAGTATTCTGTGGAATAGATGTTGCAAGGTTATATCAAGTAGCTTTAACTAACGCTAATTTATTCCACTATCAGTCAATTGATAGCGCAACTGGCGAATACACCTTACATGGCACTAACATTAAAATAGTACCTGTATTTGGTTTAAATGGAACTAACAAAATATATGCAGGTCAATTATCTAATATATTCTTAGGTGTTGACATGGAGAACGAAGAAGAAGAGTTGAAATTCTGGTACTCGGAAGATTATGATAGCGTAAATATGCGTATCAAATTTAAGATGGGTGTTCAGATTGGAAAACCTACAGAAATAGTTAGATTTACATTTTAATTAAGCAAATAATATGGCGTGTGCAATAGTATCAGGATATGCACTTGACTGTAAAGATACAGTTGGTGGTATTAAAAAAATATACATAACAGAGAATAAGAATATAACTACTGTTTCAACAAATGCAAGTGGTTTTGTTACTGGCATAACGAAGTCTGCCAATACTAAGTATTATACTTATGAGTTAGAACCAAGAGGTCAGAACAATTTTACACAGAATATTCAAGCAGATGCGACAGTTGGTACAGTAGCTTATGAGCAATCAGTTGTAGCTAACTTTGTAAAACTAAGCTATGAAACTCAAATTAAGTTGCAGAATTTAATTAAGAATAGATGTAGTATTATAGTTGAAACTAAAGATGGCACATTCTGGTTATTTGGTAAAGATAATGGCATGGAAGTAACTGGCGGAACAGGTAATTCGGGGCAAGCAATGAATGAATTTCAAGGCTATCAATTAACCTTTTCTGGAATGGAAAAGGAATATGCCAACGAAGTTAGCAGTAGCATAATAGCAGGTTTGTTGTAATAAAGTTTGGTGTGTTTTTTCATGTAATAATTAGGGGTGGCAGAGATGCTGCCCCTTTTTTTTAGCAAAAATTTTATTTAATTATATTTATAATAAATGATTACTATCAATAAAGGACAAAGTAATAACATAGTAGTTACGTTGAGAGAGAATTCAACTGTAATTAATCCTATATATTTATTCATGTTTAGAAATCAGCAAACACAAGTTAATTATTATTTTATTTCAACTGATATAAGTAACTTTAAGAATAGATTTAATAAATTTTTATTGGTAGAAAAAACGAATCCAAACACATTAAGCGGAGAAGTTGAGTTAGGTAATGAGGGGTTTTATGATTATGAAATTTATCAAACTAATTTATCATCAACAAGTGGATTAACAAACGCAAGCCAAGCAATACCTAACATAGTTAAAACAGTAGAATACGGATTAGTTTGGGTAACGCTTGAATCAGAGGTGTTGGATATTTATAATCCACAAACAACAACAACAATAGCATATCAGCCATCATGACATATAGAAATACTTTATTATCAATAAGTTTTAGCAACGATAAAATACCTGCATTTATAGAGCCAAGAAAGAATGCAAAGTTACCTTATGTAAAATATGGTGAGAGTAATAATTATCCTGAATTTTTAGTTACGTTATTTAATAGAAGTGCAAAGCATAATTCAATAGTAACAAGCAAGCAATTATACATTAATGGTAGAGGGTGGCAAATAAAATCAGAGGGTTTAACTCCAGACCAACAAGTAAAATTACAAGGGTTTGTAGATAATGTTAATCAGTTTGAAAGTTTAAAGGAGTTATCAGAGAAGACTTCATTAGATTGCGAAATATTTGGTGGGTTTTATTTGAAGGTTATTAAAAACAGAAAGGGCGAAGTATCAGAATTATATCACGTTAATTATTGTTCTGTAAGAAGTAATACAGATAATAGTGAGTTTTACATAAGTGATAATTGGATTGATGATGCAGGCAATGAGAGAACAGCATTAAAAGAAGATGAATTTAAAATAATACCTGCTTATGTGCCAGATAAAAAACAACCTGAATCTATTTATTATTACAAGTCATATAGACCTAATTTAAAGACTTATACATTACCTGAATATATTGGTGCAATACCTGCAATTATAACAGATGCAGAGATAGCAAACTTTCACAGGGCAGAGATACAGAATAGTTTTAAAGGTTCTAAAATGATTGTGTTTAAAAATGGTGTTCCATCTCCAGAAGAAATGAAGAAAACAAAACGCCAGATTGAGCAACAATTTAAACCAACAGATAAGGCAGGAGATATTTTAGTTGATTTTGTGGATGACCCAAACAGAGTGCCAGAGATATTAGATTTGCAAGCAGGAGATTTTGCAGCAAAGTATGAGGCATTAAACAAGACAATACAAGAAGAAATATTTGTTGGGCATAAGGTTACAAGTCCTATGTTATTTGGAGTAAGAACTGAGGGGCAACTTGGCGGAAGAAATGAAATGATAGAGGCTTTTAATTTATTTCAAAATACTTATATATCTCCAAAACAACAAGTGCAGGAAGGTGTATATAATTATTTTGCACCTATTAAAAACAGATTAAGCATTCAGCCATTAGAGCCTGTAATGCCAACATTTAGTGAAACGGTATTGGCTACTATTCTTACGAAGGATGAAATGAGAGAGATAATAGGAAGAAAGCCATTAGAGATACAAACAGAAATAAATAATAATATAGTTGACAGCATAAATGCCTTAAGTCCGTTAGTTGCTAATAAGGTATTGTCATATTTAACTCCAAATGATATAAGAGGAATAATCAATAAACCACCTATTGAGGGTGGAGATGTAATTAATACAACATCACAGCAAAATATGAATTTAGATTTTAAAGCGCAAGAGTTTAAGCCAGATGATGATTTAGATTATTCTGTATTTTCAAAGTATGGAGAACCTGCTGAAAATTTTGAATCAATACGAGTTAACAGACAGATATTCTCACAGCATGAAGAGTTTAAATTAGAGAAGTTAGAGAATGCTGTTTTAGACTTAATTAAAAAAACTCCAAACATAACTATTGATGAATTACAAAAAGTTTTAAAAGAGAATAAAACAAAAATTAGCAATGCAATAAAAACATTAGTTAATGATGGATATATTACAGATACGCAAGGCAAGTTATTAATAACATCAATTGGTTCACGAATTAAAATACCAACATTTGATGAATTGTATGTTAGGTATAGATATATATTAAGACCAGATGCACCACCGTTAATTAGTGGGGGACAAAGCAGACCATTTTGCAAGGCAATGATGGCAAATCCGAGATACTATTCAAAGAAAGATATTGATAGAATTAGTAAAGAATTGGCAATAGCTTATGGTATAACTGGATATGATGCATTTAGAAGAAGAGGGGGGTGGTATCATGACCCAACGCAAGATGTAAACGTTCCTTATTGCAGGCATATATGGCAACAAGAATTGGTTAAAAGAGTAAAAAAATAATGGCAAAGATATATCTATTAAGCGAGCAGACTTTAAAAAATAATTCAATATTACAAGACAATGTAGATATGAAGGTTATAATGCCTACAATTTACGATGTACAGAATTTTTACATATTACCAATATTAGGTACATCGTTATATAATGATGTATTAGATAAGGTTGCTAATAATACTTTAACAGCAAGTTATACAACATTATTAGATGATTATATAACACCTACAATGATATGGTATTGCAGATATGAATTGCCAATGAATATGAATTACAAATATTTTAACAAATCAGTTGGCGTTCAAAATTCAGATAATATGAATCCTGCAAGTTTGGAAGAGTTACAGATGATAATGGATAGGGCTAAGAACAAAGCAGAATGGTATGCAGAAAGATTAAGTAATTATTTGTTAGCGTTCCCTGATTTGTTCCCATTGTATTTAAATCAAACAGATGTTAACATTGCAACTATATTTAGCAATAGAACTAATTACACATCAGGATTAGTATTAGATGATGCGTATTGTTGTAAAGGTAGCAATAACTTTCAAGACATACCAACAGCAAGACCAGAGATAAGGAAGAATTGTACATTTTGCTAAGAATGAATAAAGGAGTTAATAAGATAAACATAAAGAAGTTAAAGAAATTTATAAAAGATAATGCAGTTTTACACATTAAACCAAATCATAAACAACCTAACAACAATCTGCAACAACCATGCAATGGTAAAGCAGTTTGAGTTTGGGGAACAATATGATATTAGTGCAAGTTTGCAACAAAAATATCCATTGGTTTGGGCTAATGTAACAAATAGCAATATATCTGATAATATTTTAAATTTAAATATGCAGATATTAATAATGGATATACAAAAGGCTGATTCACTAAATGAAAAAGATACGCTTAGTGATTGCTTGAGCATAGCGAGAGATATTTATGCAGCGTTAAATAATCCTATATATGGTGATTATTATCTTATAAGCCAAAGTCCATCATTAATACCGATAAGAGAGGCATTCCCAGACTTGGTTAATGGTTGGCAGATGGATATAACATTTCAATTACCAGAGTTAAAGAATAGATGTCAAATACCAATAAATTAAAAACAAATAAATAAAAAAAAATATGGCAACAAGTAGTGAAATTATTGCAGGTTTAGGTGGCTTTGAAGTGGTAGCCAATACCAATGCAGTTACAGGGAAAGAATACAATAGTATAGTAATTAATGAAGATGCTGTTTTTACATCATTTTCAATCAACGGCACTAATGTATTATCAAATAAGGGTATGTCTTCTGTTACGATAAAGCAAGGTATGTTTTTATCGGCAGGTGGTACTAATAAAATTACAGGATTTCAGTTAACATCTGGCAGCGTGATAGCGTATTCATAAACATATATGATAGGAATAGGAATTGGAATACCGTTTTATAAGGCAGGTGGGTTTGACCCAGATGCAAGTGCATTTATAACGGCAGCAGGCATAACAGACCAAACGCAAAAGACGGCAATTAATCAACTTGTAATTGATTTAAAGAGTGGTGGTTTGTGGAACAAAATGAAAGCAATTTATCCCTTTGTTGGTGGTACTGCAAGCGCACATAAATTTAATTTAAAAGACCCAAGAGATTTAGATGCAGCGTTCAGATTGAGTTTTAATGGAGGGTGGACACACTCTGCAACAGGTGCGTTACCAAATGGCGCTAATGCGACTGCTAATACATATGCAAAACCCTCTGATATTGCCACACAAGATAGTATACATTTGTCATACTATTCTCGTACTGATACGGGTAGGCAGCTTCAGGTTGAAATGGGGGTGGAAACTCCCTATTATGCTTATTTACTTTTTGCTTTTACGGGTTCTGGTTCAGATACATTTCATGCCCTGAATAGAGCTGAAAGCCAAACTGCACCCGTTTATACAACAACAACAAAATTGTTGGTCGGTTCCCGCATAAATTCCACAGAAGAAAATTATTTCAGAGATGGTGTTAAAACAACGGTCAGCGTAAACAGCCAAGGAATCAACAATGATAAATATATTGCAATTAGTGGTTATTCAGTAAACAATGCACCGTCTTTTGCTGCTAACCTATTTTCCTCAAAAGAATGCGCTTTCTCCTCTTTTGGTGAAGGCTTGACAGATACAGAGGCCGGAGACCTAAACACAGCCGTAAATAATTTTCAAACAACATTGGGGAGAAACGTATAATGAAAGTAGCAAGATTAACAAGAGAACAAGCGGAAGAATTGCAAGGCAAAGAATTTATGCCAAGTTGTTATTTTAACCCTATATTAGATTATAATAATAATTATATTATAAGTATTGAGGAAGTTGAACAATGCAATATTGATTGGATAAAAGAATTGCCATTAATAGAATTTCAACCAAAGAAAATAAAATGGATTTAGATAAATATATTTCATTTATTGTTTTAGGCTTAATTTCGTTTTTTAGTCCTATTACACCTGCATTAATATTTGTTGGTATGTTAGTAATTACAGACTGGATAACAGGAATAATTAAAGCGCATAAAACAAATACAGTTAAGAGCAGGTTAATGATACGTAAGTTTTATTCAGGAAGTGCTTATTTGTGTGTGTTATTAGTAGTTAGAATGGCTGAAATTTATTTTGAAAATGAAGTGCCAATGGTTAAGCCAGTTGTATGTATAATTGCGTTGAGTGAGTTGCAGAGTTTACGTGAGAATGTAACTATAATTACAGGTATAGACCCGTTGAAATATTTGTTTAACTTTTTAGATAAAAAGAGAGATGAAAGCGAGTAATAACGCTGTTAAACTTATTGCACAATTTGAGGGGTTTGAAAGCAAACCCTATATATGTAGTGGGGGAGTTGTTACAATAGGGTATGGCACTACAATTTACCCAAGTGGGGTAAAGGTAAATATGAATGATAGTGCAATAACTAAACAGCAAGCAGAAGAGTATTTATTAAACGATATTAATAAGTTTAGCAATGGCGTTGACTTGCTTGTTAGAAAAAATATTAATCAAAATCAATTTGATGCATTAGTGTCATTTGCTTATAATGTAGGTTTAGGGAATTTGTCAAATAGTACGTTACTGAAATTGATTAATGTTGACCCAAATAATAGTTTAATTAAAAACGAATTTATAAAGTGGAATAAGGCAAAGGGCAAGGTATTGGCAGGGCTAACAAGGCGCAGAAATGCAGAAGCTAATTTATATTTTAAACCATGAATAAAGCAGACATAACAAAAGCGTTTATTTTAAAGCATAAACACATTACAGAAACAAGAAGACTTGCTAAATTGATGTTTAGTAAATATCCTATGTTATTTAAAGATATTGAGGCTGCAAGATATTATATTAATTATTGCACAGGTAAAATAAAAAAGAGGGCAAACAAACATACAATTACGTTTGCTGAAAGATTGCAAGAATTAAGAGCAGAAATACAAATTAACACACACATTCATGCAGATAAAACACCGCATAATATAGTTGAAGATAAAGCATTAATTATATCAGATTTACATATACCATACGTTGATATTGAAACGCTTGATATGGCATTAGAATATGGCTATAATAATGGAGTTGAATGTGTTATTGTTAATGGGGATTTGTTAGATTTTGGCACTATCTCAAGGTTTTTAAGCAAACCAAATGAGATGAGAGTTATTGAGCAAACACATGAAGCAATTAATACCTTAAATTACATACAGAAAGCATTAGATTGTAAGGTTATATTTCATGCAGGTAACCATGATATAAGAATTGAACATTACTTAATGAGACAAGCACCTGAATTTTGGGGGATTGACGGAAATAGATTGCATGAAATATTGAAGTTGAAACAATTAAATATTGATTACGTGCAGGAGTATAGATATATGCAATTTGGTAACTTGAATATAGCGCATGGACATCATATAGTTAAAGGAATATTTGCACCAGTTAACCCTGCAAGAGGTGCATTTACAAAGACAAATACAAGCACGTTAATAAGCCATGTGCATAGAACATCTGAACATATTGAGAGTGATATGAATGGTAAAATTATAGGCTGTTACTCTATTGGATGTATAACCGATATTAAACCAGACTACAACCCACAGGTAAGTAAACATAATAAAGGGTTTGCGGTTGTAGAAAAAGATAGTAGTGGTAATTTTGAAGTTGATAACAAAAAAATCATTGATAATAAAATAAAATAAATTTTATGAATTATTCAATAACTCTTAAAATATTAGACAAAACAATTAAGCTAAAGGTTAAGAATTGCCAGAGTGAGCAGCAAGCTATTGATAAGGCAAAGTTATTTGTGTTGCATAATATAGAGATTACGAGAGTTGATAAGCATGATGATAATATGGATTTTTTAAAGTCAATATTCAACATGAAATGAAGATAACAATAGAACATTTAGGGTTGAAATTTACGGCAGAATTTGTGCATGATGATATTGAGTTAAGTGATATATTTGAAACAGTAAAATACTTATTAATTAGTGTTGGATATTCAAACGAAATGATTGATAATTGTTTAAAAAAACATGGAAACTGAAATAATTATACCAATGGAAATACCATTTGAAATTGATGAAAGTTATGGATGGGAATGAGCAGGAATTAGAAGAGGCATATTTAGAAATGCCAGATACACGAAGTGAGATTTTATTGCAATGCTACAATGCTATTGCAGCAGTTGATACGGTTGACCCATATAGTGCGAGTGAGAGAGAAAAAAAACGAAATATACAAATTAGGTGTTTAGATATTATTGATTATTACATAACAGAAATACACGAAGAAATATTTTATGAAGAAACCCAGCGAAATGACGATTGAAGAATTAATGGAACTAAAAAAAATATACGAGAAAGATTTAAAGTTAATAAGAAAAGAAATTAGAAAGAAAATATATGTTAAGTAGGTTATTAATACTATTAATATTTGTTGGTTGCATTTCAAAAAAAAGATGTAAGGAATTATGTACAACTGATACTATAACTATAAATGTTATTGATACTATTAATACAGAGAGTATAACGCATGACACTATTTTAAGCGTTAAATTTGACACTATATTAATAAGTAAGAATAAACTGCAAGTTAAATTAATTAGGGTAAGGGATAGCATTATAATTAATGCTAATTGTAAAGGCGATACGTTGTATATTTACAAGAAAGTTAAAGCACCAGTACAAACTTATAAGCCTACCAAGTGGGAAGTTGCTAAAAAGTATTGGCAATATTTGTTACTTATTCTATTTTTAGGAATAATCATAGGCGTAATTTTGCGCAAATAATAGCTGTTTTTAGGCTATAAAATAAAATTATAAAAATTTATTGTGTTGTTTTTCAGCAAGTTATAAAAATATATAAAAATATATTTGCATTGTATTATATATAATATATATGTTTGTACCACAATTAACAAAAACCATGAAAAAAATTAGAATTGAAAACACACAAGACAACATCGGTTCAGTAATCAAAGTTTTTAAAAATGACTTTGAAATCTACAAACATGAGTTAGGTTCACAGCCATACTATTCAATATCATTAAAAAACTCTTACGGTGGTAATAACGTATGGGGTGGCGATAGTGCATCGGAAGATTGCTACTCACTACAATTAGCCAAACACATATTATCTCAATGGGATGGCACATTACATTACACAGGTGAGCAGTACGGATATGCAATTAATTCTTAACACAACAAAACAAACAAATACATGAGCAAAGAAAACAAAGGGATGGCAGGTACATTTATAAATTTAAGCCAGCCAATTAAGAGCAAACTTGCAGCGTATGTTGCAATTTATAACGAAAATAACCCATTGGCGAAAACAAGTCAAGGCAGGGTAATTGAAGTTGCATTGATAGAATTTTTTAACACCAACAAAACCAAATAACCATGAAAACACTATTAGAAAGACTTAAACCAACCTACCATGCCAAATTAATGGCAAATGCAGACTTATATCCAAGTCTTGCTGAACGAATGATAAAAACACTATCAGAATTACACAGCATTCACGATTTAAAAATTGGCGATGCCAGTTCATTAGTGAGTTTATGCGATGCCAGTATTGCAGGAATTTATGATTTGTTCTACACAATAGGGGAGCAGGACAATGACTAAACTACCTACCTTAGCAGAGCTGTATTCAGATGCGGATATGGCTCTGCATAAAGATAGTTTGAACTATCTGTTAAACCAACAGCCACCTGCAAGCTGGGTTAAAGAACATCCATACATTAGAGGGTATAAATATTTGCCTATTGATAAGGTTGAATACCTATTGCGTAAAATATTTAAGTCCTACAAAATAGAAATATTATCACAAGGAACTGCATTTAATGCGGTTTGGGTGACTGTCCGAGTACATTTCAAAGACCCTGTTACAGGCGAATGGAGTTACCATGATGGAATTGGAGCAGCACAACTGCAGACCGCTAAGGGTACAAGTGCAGCCGACCTTGCAAATATTAACAACGGAGCAGTAATGATGGCTTACCCTATTGCTAAGAGTTTAGCAATTAAGGATGCCTGTGATATGTTTGGTTCGCTATTCGGTGCTAATCTTAACCGAAGAGAGGTTGTAACATTTGAGCCTGATATTAAGTTAAATGAGTTTATTAAATCTAATAAAGATAAGTTAAAATGATACAGCGACACATATATGATACACAGGATAGGTGGTTGGATGGCAGGAAGGGGCTCTTTACAGCAAGCAGAATTAGCGAATTACTGACCAAACCACGCAAAGGTTATAATAAATACGTTTTGGAAAAGTTTGCCGAAATAATTGCACCAGGTGAGCCTAATTTCACTACAAATGATATGCAGAGGGGTAAGGATTTAGAACCACAAGCAGTTTTAAAATATGCAGAAATAAGAGGCTTAGATATTAATGCGGATGATTTTATTTATACATCAGTTGGCGGATTTGTGTTCTTTACCGAATTAGATTATAACATTGGCGGTACACCTGACATAATTTTATCTGATAGGATTTGCGAGATTAAATGCCCGAAAACAAAACAGCATTTAGAGTATTTGTTAGTTAAAGATTGGCGAGAATTACCGACTGAGTACATCTGCCAAATGCAAATTAATATGTACTTATGTGAACGTGAGAAATGCGACTTTATAACATACGATGATAGGGTTTATGATAACAGGCACATGATTAAAATTATTGAAGTGCAGAGAGATGAAGATATTATTAATCAAATTTTACAAGCTGCTAAAAAAGGAGCAGAAATTATTAAACAATTAAATTTAGAAATATGAAATCATTTGCAGAGTGGCTATGCGACAAGTATCAACTTGACCATGCAGCCGAAAAGAATTATTACGATATTGAGTTCTACCAACAAAACTGGGTAAATGTATTAGAAAGATATTTTGAGAATGTAGAAAAAGAATTGGGGTTTGGTAAGTATGTAGTTTTATCAAAGAAAAGAAACCGCCAATTATGTGTTATAAGGTTTGTTGCGATGTATTATGTACGCAAAAATTATCCGGTAAGCCTTAATGAAATTGGCAGGTATTTCTTCAAAGACCATTCCAGTATTATACATGGGGTAAGGTTGATTGAAGATTTGTTAGAGGTAAATAATGCTGAACGTGAAAACATCAAAAAATTATTAAATTTGTTTTAACATGACACCTGAACTAATCACATTTGAAAGGCAAATATTAAGGAGATATTTTGATGAGGCATATAATTATGCACAACTTGATATGGTGTTAAAAGTTACCGAAAATAGATACCCTGATTTATTTAACGAAATGTTAAGCGACCTAAGCGATGACCAAAAAATAATATACAATTATTCTAAAAACAAATAACATGGAAAAACTAAAAATATGGCTGTTAGAGCCTGAAAAA